GGTATTTTCAAGCTGGTCGGAGCCTGGTTCGAGGATTTAATCCTTGAGTGGGCCCGATGCTCGGAGGCGGATCTCCACCTGGATTACCAGATTTCCGTCTTCTTGAGCGAAAGTAACGTGTGCTCGGGTGTGGACCCGATGCACATGCGTTCGGTATTCATCGACGTCGACTACGTGCCAATGCCACCGGTCAAGGGTCATACCCACGGCCAATCGGCAGCGACACGTAGTTCTGCTTCGTTACTCATCGATAACATCGGTGCTGTAGCTGGGCGACGCGTGGTGTATTACCAGGGGTCAAAAGCGGACGAACGGAACGATCGCGTGATCTCGCGTAGCCATTTCTGGGCCAAGGACCAGTATGTCAAGCCTCGGGCCTTTGCACCGGAGGGTGGTGACCTAGTCGCCATGGTTGACGTCGACTACTATGTCGACATGCCAACCTTCCTTGCGAAGAACCATCGGGCCATGTTGTTGTACACTTTCCAACCATCGCGCGTAGCGCGTGAAGACGGCGAGTACAAGTACACATTTGACGGGGACGACAATGTTGTCTATACGGTCTCGGGCGGCGGTGCATACCGCCACCCGGTCTGGAATTACGCGGGAGATGTCGTGACGGTCTACCGTAAGGCCTTTGGGTGCATCCCGTATTCGTACAGCACCTTCGCTCTTGAGCGTCGGCAGCTCGACGACGACCATCAGCTAATCCTGCTGACACCGTTGTCCAAGCATTACTGGTTTAGCGCGTTCATCGCGCAACGCCAGCTTGCGGGCAACCAGTTGGAGCGGCTCAAGGTCAATGTCGGCAATGGATTTACACGGATGACTGTGAACTCCGCAGAGGGGCTCATTGTCCACACTGGGCGCGCCGGCGCCTATTCGACGTCCGCTACGGCGGCGTCGGTGGACGATGCTTTTGCCTCCGTTGCGCGGGGGAGCAAGGTAGGACTTACTATCCCTACGATGAAGGGAAAGAACGTCCGGGAAGGCGTAGAATTGCTCTACGAGTACCACACCCATGCGCTCAAGCGTGGGGGCGTGGTCCCTGGTAGCCTTGTCTCAACAGCCGCTGTGCGATCCTATCAGCACGTGCGCACGATGGATGAGTACGACCCGGAAGCAAAACCTTCGATGGTGGCATTCATGCAACCATTAGTTGACGGCGCATTCGCTCCCGCGATGACCGCTGCCAACGAAAGACGCAGCATCGACGCGCGCGTTTTGAAGGTTAAAGACTGCACGCAGCCAACTGCGTTCGTGACGAGAACAATTCGGGAGTTTGCAGGCTTGTTTAAGGCAGGCGTGGCGGAACCGCTACACCCGGTGGGTGAAGATGAGATTCGCGCGCGCCAGCCCAAACCGAGCCAGCAGCGTATCCTGGATGCGGCTGAGACTGAGGAGGCCAACGAAGTGACCAAAACGTTCATGAAACGCGAGTGTTACCAGACGGCCTCAGACCCACGCAACATTTCGACAATCAACGGGGTGCACAAGCGGAACTATTCCGCATACATGTACGCCTTCGCTGATCCGTTGAAGCAATTCGACTGGTACGCCTTCGGGAAAACGCCGGTTGAGATCGCTACACGCGTGTCGCAGGTTGCGGAGGGATGTCAGGCCCATGTGATTGAAACGGACTTTAGTCGGATGGATGGACGGGTCGGGCCGGTGGCCCGGCTGTTGGAGCAAGTGGTGGCGGCGGAGGTTTTCCCGAGCCAATACCACAGCGAGTTGTACGAGCTTATGCGGAGTCAGCAAAACTTGAAGGGGCGCGGCCGCTTCGGAACGACCTACGATACGGGCACTTCACGTGCCTCGGGGAGTCCGGAGACGAGTTGCTTTAACACTCTCTTGAATGCTTACACCGCGTACCTGAGCTGGCGCATGAGCGTTGACGTGTCTACGGGCGCGTTCCACACTCCTGCTGCCGCTTGGGGTCGGCTTGGCATCTACGCAGGCGACGACGGCCTAACCGCCGACATCGACCCGGATGTTTACGTGCGAGCTGCCACGGCGGTCGGCCAACGGCTGACTAGTGAGGTGAAGGCGAAGGGTGAGACTGGGATCAAGTTCCTAGCCAGACAGTACGGGCCCGCTGTTTGGTTTGGTTGCAACAACTCTGTTTGCGACTTTTCTCGCTCAATGTCGAAATTTCATGCGACCGTGACTATGCCCGATAACGTGAGACCTGAGGCAAAGCTCATGGACAAGGCCTACGCG